TTCACAACAATATTAGTACCTCCTACTCCTGATCCACCTCCACTACCACCGAGCTTATTATTAGGAACAATATTACCAGAACTACCTGGTACAAATAATTCTGGGCCCTTTTCTCCTACAATATAAGGATTGCCACCTGTTACTGGCCCTCCTTTTGCTTTAAATAAACCACCTAAAAATCCAAATATTCCTCCTCCTCCTGTAGGCCCGTCAAACATTGTATCTATTGCTAGACTTAAGAACCTATCAGCAACAGTATTAAGTAAATCACTAAGAGTAGAAGTGCCTTGTATTAATCCTTTAATACCTTGCTTAATATCATTTTTTATCGTATCACCCAAAGCTTTAAAAGCCTCTGCCATTTTATCTGCTTCAGTGTTTAATTTTCCTGTCAACTCTAAAGCGTTATCTCTTAATTGATTTTGAGCTTCTAATTGGTTAGTAATTGCAAGATATTTTTCTAATAAAGTTGCTTGTAACGTTTTATCATTTGTGTCAACAATCGCTTTTTCATATGCAGCTTTAGCTTGTCCTTGTTTAATTTCTAAAACTTTTTGTTCGGCATCAAATATTTGTTCAACTTCAGCTATTGATTTTGCTAATTCTTTATTTACTCCAGTTTTCATTATTTCTGCAATTCTATCTTGTAATTCAAGTTCTTTTTGTTTTTCAAGCAACAAAGAAGAAGATTTACTTGTTAATTGATCAACTTCAACTGAAACTTTTTGTTGTATTGCAAAAATTCTTTCTTCAAGTTTTATTTGATCCAATAAAGCTTTTTTTCTTTTACCTTCACCACCTTGTCCTCCCATAGCTTCAGCAGATTCTCTTCTATCAACTAAACCTTGAGCAGCAGAATTACCTGTAGCTGCTGCATCTCCAACTATTCTTGTCGCTTCTCTTTCTTCTAAAGCTTCTTTTAAACCTGTAAGTCTAATGACTAAGTTTGCAACACCAGCAGCAAAGGCTTGTAATTTAGTTACAGCTATAGCAAATTGCTGTCCTAACAATCTTGTATTTTCTCCAAAATTAGTAAGTTTATCTACTCCATCTTGAGTAATTCTTCCAGCCATAATTTGCAATGCTGCATTAAAAGCTGCTGTTTTTCCTTGAGTTTCTTCAATTATTCTTAATTGTGCCTCTTGAACAGAGTTTTGTAGTCCAAGTGAAGTAGCTACCGCATCAAAATCTGCAACAAGCGGACTTAAAGCTTGTCCTAATTTACTTGCACCATCTAAGAATGCTTGAATTTGTTGAGTGATTGCTGTAGCTGCGATACCTCCTGCAAAACCACCCATACCACCAAACATTCCACCAATACCACCACCTAAAAAACCTGCTGCTGCTCCTACTGGCCCTTGACCAAATAACAGAGGAAAAGCACCACTTATTAATGCACTTTGAGCATCAAACCCTTGAGTTGGGCCAAATCTCCGCATTAAATTAGCACCAGTATTTTGACTAGATCCTGCTGGCCCTTGTAACAATTTTCCGCTTTTACTAAAATTTAAAGCTGAACTTGGAGCAAATTTTGCTTGTTTTTGCAATTCAGCCGTAGTTAATTTTTGTGTTGCTAATTCTTTTTCAGCAATTGCTAATTCTCTATTTGCAGCAGTAAATTTACCAATGGCTGCTTTATTTTCTGCTCGTGTTAAACGAGCTTTTATTATTTGTACTTTTTTATCTTTTTCATTTAGACCAACTAATTGTGTCCTTAACTTAACTGATCTAGTTTGTAATCTATTTATTTGTGTTTCTATTTTTTGTTGATCACTTAACTGATCCTCTCTTCCTTTTGGCCCAGCAAGTTTATTTATTTTATTTACTTTAGTATCAATAGTATTTAATTTATTTAATAAATCATTTACAGCCTGTAGACCTTTTACATCTATTTCTATACTTGCCTTCGTTCTTTGGGCCACAACAAAACAATAAAAGGTTACTTTATTCTAGCTTATCTCCTCCTTTTTGCTTTTTCAAATGCTTTTTCTTGCTCTTCATTAATTATCTGAAAATATGCACTCCAACCTACAAGCTCTTCCATTGTCATACCTCTAACTTCGACCAAAGATTTACCTAATTCTTTTGCAATACTGAACTGCAACATCATAAGATTATCTCTCTTTAATTGAGCACTTAGTTCTTTGGGTCGGGTATATCCTCATCTGAATTAATTACAGCAAGCATCAAGCTTTGTAAATCACTATCTTTTACTTCATTTTTTAATACATCAATTTCTCCTGTATTAAAAAGTCTTCTACCATTTTCATCTTGTGCTTTAGTTAATAATAATTGCAAAGCGAAAGCATTAGCATCATCACTTCTAGCTTGTTTTTGTGCTCTTTCTCTTTCTGCCATTGTTAATGGTGTGACATACATTTCAAAAATTGAACCATCAGATAATGTAACCTCTTTCTTAACAGGTTCAAGATTTGCAGCTTTTCTAAGCTTATCCAATGCTGATAAATTACTTGGCATGAATAATAACAATATTATATTTATACCATTCTAATATAAAACATAAAAAAACCCCAGATAATCTGAGGTTCGTTAAGTTATGCTAATTTAATTAAGCAGATTTGGATAAGTCGAATGTTGGAGCAGCACTTGGTCTGAAGGCTATCTCAACAAGCTGTCCATCATCAGGGTTTACACTGAAACTTGCAGAAGTAAGAATAATATCTGCCAAAATTGATCTACTTGCGTTTTGATCTACGTTAGCACCACTCATTACTCTATCAATGTATAGTCTGACTTGTGCACCAGTTTGAATACGCTGCAAACTATCTTCGATCATTCTACTGGATAGTTGTGTGTCATCATCTGTAGAATAAACACTGGCAGAACCACTACCATCAGCGAAACCTGAGATGAAGGTTCTAAATGGTGCAGTTTGAGTAACAGTTTGACCAATACTTGTTACGTCAATTTCTGCTCTGGTTATCTCAAAACTCCACTCTCTTACATTTCCAACAACTTGAGGTGCTGTAAATGTAATACTTGCAAAGCCAGCCCCAAAACTTGTAGGTGCTGCTGATGCGGTTAATGCTGCTCCTCCTGCTGTTGCAGATACAGTCATAATACCTGTTGAAGAATCATAAGTTTTTACAAAATGATCTCCTGCTGCAATACAGTTAGTAGTTCCTGCTCCTGCTGGATATGCAAGAGTAACTGGATCGTTTACTCTAAAACCCAACTGCGTACCAACAGTGATATTTCCGTTAGATGTTGGGAAAGCTGTTGTTGCAAGGGTTGTCACACTTGTACCCGCAGGAGAATAATATAACGCTCCCGAAGTACCCGATAGAACTGTAGCCATGATAAATAATTCTAAGGTTTGAACATACGGGTACTACCCGATATGTCTATAGGATAGCGTGAATTACAACAAAGATTCAAGAAATTACTGTAGCTTGAAAATTTGTTTCGATTGTTGATACAAAAAATGGTCTATCATCTTCAAAACTAGGCCCAGTTACTTCTCCAGTTCTTACATAAATGCCACTATTAGGTTTTCCTGTATTGTTTATTGTTTCAAAAGCTGTAAAAGCTGTATTAATTAATATTTGGCTTCTAGCTGGCCCTTTATTTTTTTCTGCAAAAGATCTAACTGTTACAATTCCTCTAACATTATCTAAAGAAGAAGTTAAACCAAATTCAGTTGTTAAACCAAACTGGACATTTACATAAATAAATTCACTACTTGCATCAGATGTAACATCACCAAAATTATCAAAAAATACTGGAACAGCAGGACTTAAAGCAGCATAAGCTGTATTTATAGGTACTTCAAATTTAGATCTAATTCCTTGATAATTCACTATAATCCACCTCTTTTATTTTTTTTAATAGCTTTATCTGTTTCTATTTTAATTGCTTTATCTAATTTACCTCCACTTAAGTATGTTTTATACCAATCTAACTTTGCAGTTCTACTAGAAATACCTGGGCCAGCAGATCCAATATTACCCCTTTTACTAATTTCTCCTCTACCTACAGTTTTATTTTCTTCAAACTTACCTCTACCAAAACTAGTTCTTGGTTGATCTCCAATTTTTTTACCTGTTTGTTTAATTACACCTCTTCTAAATCTTCCCACTATTTCATCTTGAGCATATGCAGCTTTTTTTGAAAAATTAGAAATTACAACTTTATTTTTACGCAAACTTCTTTTCTGTTTAACAGTTAATTTTGGAACTTTTAATGGTCTTGGATTACCAGCTTGACCATTTCCTTTCACAACAGTTCCTGCTGCTTCAATCTGCCATGAATTTGAGTATTGACCTGTCCAAGATGGACCTTCTTGTTGTAATTCGCTTACAACTCTTTCCGCTGCTTGTACAGGGCCATCATAAATCATACCTCCAAATACTCTTTCAAGCTCTCTTATTAATCTTGGAGTTGTATTTTTAGCCATTATTGAACTCTAACTATTACTGTATGAAGTATAGGACTATTTCCTCTCGATGTATTTACACTAATAATTCTTGCAACTTTATTTACTCCATCTTCAACAAACTGAATTCTATCTTTTACTTTAGGATAGTAACTTCCTAATTCTTTGTTACCAAAAATAATCTTTAAATCATTAGTTTGACTTGTTCCTTCATAAGTTGATCCAGAAACACTGCTTATTAATGCTTTAATTGAGATATTCGTATCAGAATCGCTTGTAATTTCTCCTGTTATAGCATTATAAGATTGAGATGTAGCTGTTTTAATGTAAGTAACATTAATACCAAATGTTCCTAAAAGTTGTTCTGGTAAACCTTTAAAAGTATTATCTACAAATGACATATTATCCTCTTACTACCCTCATCTGGAAAGATCCTGCTCCGCCAATCATATAACTACCAAGATAACTTTGTAACCAAGGATAGACATCTAAAATATTATTAATAGAACCACTGCCTTGACTCTCAGTATTAAATTTAACGGCTAATTCACCTAATTTAGCTTCTGCAACATTTCCTTCTTTACCACTTGTTCCTGTAATAGCATCAGTATCATTTGCTAAAGCTCTAGCTAATTCATATTGTGCATATTTAATATTTACAGGAATTGTTGTACAAGATAGTTCTACATCATCAACTTGATAGTTGTTTCTAGGAAACTTTAATGCTTGTCCTTGGTCGCATCTATCTCCAAAGAATACAAAACTATCAATCCATCTTGTAGCTGCTATTAATGCTCTATTCTTTTGATCAACAGTTTTATCATCCCAAGTTGTTGAATCTGGTACAGTTTCAAAGTAACTATTAGCTTCTGCCAAGGTGACATAGCTATTCGCACTAGCACTAGATATGGTTGCTGTTATAGTCGCTGCCACGATTAATAAAGTAATTTAGTTTTATTGTAGCGTAAAGAAAAAACCCCACCAATAATTGATGAGGCTTTTTCATTGCTTTGCAACTTAATAATAAGATTAATAAGTTGAAGTGTCTAGAGGAGAGTTAACTGTTAACTGAACTAATGGGATCAAG